CTGCCGCTGGAGATAATGCCGATGAGCTCTACCTACACACAACTGCCCGGCCAGCTTGGCCTCTCGCTGCGGCGTGGCGACGAGCTTGGCACGACCATCGACTTCTCGCCTACGACGATGACCGGCTACACGGTGTCGGCCGTCATCACGTCGCTCGTCACTGGAAACACGGTGACAGCATTCACGACCACGCTGACCAACGCAGCGGCCGGTATCGTGAACATTGCACTGACTGAGACGCAGACCACGGCTCTGCCGGTCGGCACCTACGGATGGCGTCTTGAGTGGGATGCACCCGGCAGCGTGCGGCGTACGGCCTTGCAGGGCCTCGTGGAGGTAGTCGGGTGACGACCACCGCAACCGTCAACAGCAGCCCGATCACAGCCACCGTATCCGGTGCGGCTGTGTCGGCGACCGTCACGAGCTCGAGCACGTCGGCGAGCGCGTCCGGCGGCGTCGGGCCTGCGGGTGCAGCAGGCGCGGCGGGTTCGGCAGGCGCCACTGGACCACAAGGCCCAGCGGGAGCCACGGGGCCAGCGGGTGCTGCAGGCGCCACGGGCTCGCAGGGTGCACCGGGACCGCAAGGGCCGACCGGCACGCAGGGCGCGACAGGTGCTCAGGGTCCGCAGGGTGCGCAAGGCGACACGGGCGCAACTGGTCCGCAGGGACCGGCAGGCGCCACTGGAGCGAAGGGAGACACAGGGCTGACCGGTCCGCAGGGGCCAGCCGGGCCAACGGGTGCCACAGGCCCGGCTGGAACGACCTCGTGGAATGGACTCACGGACAGGCCGACCACGTTCACGCCCACCAGCCACGCCAGCAGTCACGCCGCAGCAGGGGCCGATCCGCTGACGCTGTCGGCGAGTCAGGTGAGCGGGCTGGCGACTGTGGCGACGAGCGGATCGGCAGCGGATCTGTCGGGCACGCTCGCGGATGCGCAGCTGTCGGCCAACGTCCCTCTGTTGCCGGGCCTGACTATGGCATGGTCGCAGCCCAGCACACTCATCGAGACAGTACCTCGCAGTCAGCTAACGTTTTCTGGTCTCACGCTGGTGTCTGGCCAAATATCGTTCGCGTTTTTCACGCCGCTATTTTCGCTGACTGTATCTCAGATCGCTATGGCTACCATGTCAACCGCAGCGAGCGGGCTGACGCTGGCGCGAATGGGGCTGTACACGTTTGATGAATCGACTGCCACGCTGGTGGCGCGCACCGCCAGCGATACGGGTCTGTTTGCCACCACGCGGACACACTTTACGCGGAGCTTGGATTCGTCAGGCGGTTTTTCTGCAACGTACACGCTGCACGCGGGGGTGCGGTACGGCGTCGGAGTCATCTGTATAGGCACTACCATGCCGATAATATCGGGTGCCACACCGCCTTTTGAAACGGCAAGCCTGTCGCCACGGCTGTCTAGCACGCGCGGCAGTCAGACCGACCTCGCTGGTACGATCAGTGCCGGGGTGATGGGCACATCTAGCTCCTTGATGTACGCGAGGCTTTCATGACCACCACCTACATCGGTATTGTTGATGGCCTCAGAACATGGGAAGTCCGAGACGAGGCTGGCACCCTTGTTGGCCTCAATCAGCAGGCAGTAGAGCCTGAGTCGCCAGCCGTGCCCGCCAGCGTCTCCGCCCGCCAGATACGCCTCTGGATACTTCGTCAGGGCATTAACCTCGCACAGGTCGAGGCAGCCATCGACGCAATCCCTGACGCTCTCCAGCGGGACAGCGTCAGGGTCGAGTGGGCATACGCGCCATACGTCGAGCGATCGCACCCGTTCCTAATTCCGCTCGCTGTGGCTCTCGGGCTGACGGAAGAACAAGTCGACCAGGCGTTCGTCGAGGCCAGCCAGCTATGAGGGCCACATGATCCGACCAGGTGACTTACGCGAGCGGGTGACTGTGCAGGTGGCCAGCGGTACCACGAACGCTCTCGGCGAGACCGTGCTGGCGTGGTCCGACTCGTCGGCTGTGTGGGCCAGCGTCGAAGGCGTATCGGCCCGCGAGGCCCTGTCGGCAGGCCAGCAGGAAACCACCGTGACGCACAGGCTGCGGCTGCGGTATCTGCCTGGCCTCACCAGCCAGATGCGGTTCGCGTGGCGTGGCCGCACGCTGGAGATTGCCAGCCTGCTCGAGCACGGGCACCGCACCGAACACGAGGCCATCTGCATGGAGCGACGCAATGGCTGAGCAAGTCGGCATCAGAATCACGACGAACATTCCCGGGCTGGAAAGCATCCGCAATGCGTTCGAGGCCCTGCCTAAGAACCTCGCCGCCAAGCACATGGCGGCCGGGCTGAGGCGTGCCGCAGAAAAGGGCGGCACGCTGCAGGCCCTGAAGTCAGCCACGCCGAGAGGCCCTACCGGGAACCTCCGGCGGTCGATAGCCGTGAAGAGCAAGCGGTACCCAAGGTCGGGCGTCGGTATCGCCATCCTCGGGTTCAAGTCTGGCCGGAAGATGAACGAGCCGTACGACAACACAAAGCTGGGCTACCACCAGGGCCTCGTCGAGTTCGGCACCAAAGAGCGTTTTCGCCGCACGAAGGACGGCCGCATGGTGTCGACCGGGAAGATGCCGGTCGGCGGCTCGTACGGTCGGCCGCCAATCCGGTCGGCATGGGAGCAGACCCGCGCGCGTGTTGAGTCGCTGATGGTCGAGGAAATGACCAACGCTTTCGACAAGGCCGCCCGCGAGCTGGCCGACAAAATCAAGTCACTCCAAGGGCCGTTCTGATGGCTTTGAAATCTCCCGAGGCGGTTCTCAGAAACGCCCTCATTTCGGACACCGACGTTCAGGCGTTGATCGGCGGCCGGATCTACCCGCTGCGGTACGTCGGGCCGTCGCCGATCCAGTTCCCGATCATCATCTGGCGGCGTGCCCGCGTCCTGCGTGAGATGGCAATGAGCGGGCCGGTCGGCCTGCCGAAGGTGACGGTCGAACTCTACGTCTACGGCGCGACCTACGAGGCGGCACGGGATCTGGCGGACAAGTGCCGCCGCGTTCTGGATGGGTTCGCTGGCAGTCTCGACAATACGGAGGTGCGGCAGTCGTTTCTGGTGGACGAGGCCGACGACCTAGTGGAAATCGACGGCGCGGAAAACTCGCTCTATCTCGTTCGACAAACCTACGAAACTTTTTGGCTGGAGACATAATTCATGGGAAGCCACGCTCAGGGCACGACACTTACTTTTGCTGGCTCAAGCTACACGGTCACGAGTATCACCTACTCGATGAACGACGTGTCGGCGGGCGACACCATCGACGTTTCGCACCTTGGGCAATCGGCGGGCAGTAACGTGCTCACCATGGATCGACCGCTCAAGGGTTCCGCCACCGACACGGGCCGCGAGGTCAGCATCGAGTACCTGGGCACCGCGCCGATCACTGACGGTGCCACCGGCACCCTGGCCATTACTGGCGGCCTGACGCTTTCGGCGGCCGCCACCGTCAGTTCGTCGAGCGTCACGCTGACGGTCAACGACGCCACGCGTGGCCAGGCAACGTTCCGGGTCGCGCGAGTCTAGTCACGGAGGTTTTCCGTGGCGACGTACTCGCAGGGCTGTGTGGTTTCGTTTGCCGGTGCTTCGCTGACGGAGCTGACCAGCGTGCAGTTGGAGCTTGGCGGCGGCATGCCCGTCAGTCGCAGCGGCGGCTATGCACCCAGCGGCGGCAGCGTGAGCGTCGAGGGTCTCGCTCCGGGTTCTTTTAATTGGGGCCAGTACGGCACGCTCAGCATCAGCGGCGGCGGCGTGAGCTTGACATACAACGCAGTATGCACAGGCAAGGGAGCCACTGCGGCTGCCAACGATGTGACGCGTTACACGTTCACGTTCGACCTGATTGGATGAACTATGGCACTAACAAGAGAACAGATTCTGGCAGCTGACGACCTGGGCCTTCTCGAGGTCAATGTCCCTGGGTGGAGCGGCAGCTTGTTTATTCGCGTGATGACATGCGGCGAGCGCGACTCGTACGAGAACGACTGGGTGGCGAACAAGGGCAAGGGCGTCGAGAACTTCCGCACGAAGTTCTTGGCACGCTGCCTGACTGACGCCAAGGGCCAGCGGTTGTTCGCTGACGCGGACGTTCCGCTGCTGGCCGCCAAGTCGGCTGCCGTGTTGAACGCACTGTTTGCAAAGGCGATGGCGCACAACGCTCTGAGCGACAAGGACGTGGAGGAACTCGCAAAAAACTAGCAGTCCGCCCGACGCGTGTTTTTCTGTTTCGTCTGGCGGCACATCTCGGAATGACGGTCAAGCGGTTGTGTCAGGAAATGGACAGCCGGGAGTTTGCTGAGTGGATTGCGATCCACCGGCACTTCCACCCACTTCCTGACACATGGCGGCAGACGGGCCTGGTGGCCAGTGCGACGCTCGCGCCGTACTGCCCGCGCGGCAGGACACCGAAGGTCGAGGACTTTGTTCCGATAGTGAAAGGCCCGCAGC